TGTGTTTTCATACTTGTTGATATTATATAATTATATTTTACTATATACCAAAATGTTTTATTTATTTACCAAAATTAACTTGGTTTTATCATAGAGGCTTGTACTGAAAGTGGTGTACCAGGCACAATAGGTACAATTTTAAGTTTAGGTACCGTTGGAAATGCTGGTGGTTTGATGATAGATGACATTGGAGGTACGTTTGGTACTGGAACCTTTGGTATTGACGGAATACTAGGTGCAGTAGGTAAATTTGACATACTTGGTAGTGTTGGTATAGGTGGTATAGAAGGAATTGAAGGAACTGACGGTACTGCAGGAGGAGAAGGCAGTGAAAAATTTGGCACTGATGGAACAGTCGGAACTGATGGTAATGATGTTGGTATGTTTGTTTTTAAATTTTTATATGTTGACGTTTCTGTAAATGTCTTTTTATAGTCAAGTCCAGATACTCTTTTTAAAGGTAACTTTGGTGCGGTTGGAAGTGGAGGAATACTTGGCAAACTAGGAGTTGGCAAAGAACCTAATGGATTTTGTAAGTTTAATGATGGTGGTGTAGGTAAAGTGTACATAAATTAACTCCAAGTTGATGGATTTGGACCTCTTGTTTTTCCGTTATAACCTCCTGGAACACCACTTCCGTTAAATACATTAATATCAGTTGGTGGAGTTCCTCCTTCAATAGAACCACCATTTCTTCCTGGGGCATAACCGCCTCCAGTTAAAAATACTCTTTTACTTAAAATTTTATCAAGACTATCTCTCCAAGCTTTCAACTTTTCTTGTGGAGTTGCAATTTGATTGGTTAATTGTGTTGGATAATCTGCTGGTTGACCTGATTGTTCAGTTGGTGTATTTGTTGTGGATGTGACATGTTCATGATATTGCCAATGAACGTGATCTAATATTAAATCTGCAAGGTCATACAGAAAGTCAACAGTTGTTTGACCCAACAAAGCGGGTTCATTTGTTTGATCATATTGACCTAGATATATTGCCGGACTGTTAATCACTGTTTTTGTGTTTGTGGTCATTACTATCTGACCATGTGAATCAACTGTGTATTCATTGTCTGTTACAATTCCATATCTCTTTTTTGAATAATGTATAGTTTCACCATTTCTACTACTTACAATAATTCTGTCACTATTAATTACAATTTGATCTCCAGTAAGTATTGGTAGTCTAAATTTAGTACATCCTGGTGGAGAAAATGCTGATACTTCTTCTTTTGAAACAGAAGGATCTTGGAATATTTTCTTTTTACATGTTGATTTAAAACTGGATTCAGTTAATCCTGATGTTATATGAATGGATGTACCGTCTTGATTTATATCTTCAGACACATATCCACCTGCATTTTTTTCTGAAATTTCAGGCGTAGGTTTTGATATATTCTTTTGTCTGTTTCTAATCAAAATCATTGGATTTCCAAATCCAGCCAATTTATTACTTACTGGATTTGTATCACCATCTTTGTTATAATAATCCGTATATTTTGGATCACCTATATCATTGTCTCTTATACCATCATAAGCAGAAAATCTAATAGATTGTCCATGTCTACTTTCAATTACAGTATCCCCTTCAAATCTTTTTACTGAACGTATTTTTCCGTTTGATTTAAAATATCTACCCAAAACAGTTACATTACTTGTATTCTTATATTGTTTAGAAGTTAAATATGAAACTGGTCCCTTATACAAAACATCTGGATCAGTTGGATTATTTTTTATTTCTCTATTTCCTCTGTTTAATCCAACTCTTTTTTCAAATGTAGGATTAGCATCATTATTTGGAAATCCTGTTATATTGATTTTTCTGGTATAATAAAAATTACCAAGATAATTTACTACTGATACAACTTCATTTACAAGTGGATATTCAGTTATACCTGTATTTTCTAATGGTAATGCCCATGGTAATTTTTCTTTTTCAACTGTTTTATGAGTACTAAATGGTCTGACTAATACTCTACCAATCCATGTATAATCTTTATCATTTTGATCCGCAGGTTTATCATTTGCAGCATCTGGCCATTCTGTTGGATTAATATTAATTTTTGTTTTGAATATTGGATGTGAATCATCAAGGATTACGTCCAACACAACTGCTGGTTCAAATTGTAAAGATGAATTCAAAGATGAATCACTAAATGAACCAATTCTTATTGCTGCTATTACTGAATTATAATCTGAATATCCTGACATATTATTTCTTTGAGTTTATTTCAATTGGAGTATTGATTTCTTTTGTAATTTTTTCAACTTCACCCATCAATTGTTTGCGTTCATCTTCACTCAATAACATTCCCATATTACCGTCTTCACCTTGACTTTGACTACTAATAATACGTTGTACCACTGCGGCTAATTTGACAAGTTGCTCATCATTTCTGACTGAAACATCCAAATAATCCTTAATTAGTGGTACAACTACTATTGCATCATTAGCGGTTTTAATCATACTTCGAAGATCAGATACCAAAATATCAATTTGGTCCTTCTTCTGTTCAGAATTAACAACCACATCTTTAAGTAAACTAGAGTATTTTTTACCCTTATATAATTCAAAATCTAAGTCCATGACTATAAATATTGAAAATACCGTGTTTTACTTAAATTTATCTGGCGTACATCTCTTGTTTTAATGTTCCTCTGTCTAAATAAGACTTGGTAATAGTATTTTGATACTGTTTCATCTTATTAATTACTTTGGTAATCTGTTGAGTCTTACAAGAAGAGATTTCTCTAATATACAAATATAACGCTTTTTTATTGAAAGAATCAATTCTGTCGCTGTTTCTGAACAATTCAATTACAGCGTTGGCAATGTTTAAATCACGTTGTTTGGTGAATATTTTACCAATATTTTTTTCCCAATAATCAACCATCAACTTCATAAATTCACTGGTTTCTAATTCATCATGATAAGAATCCGTGGTTTGTAAACAAACAGTACTATCACTTGGAGTTTCACTAATATCAACGTGTTGGTTGAATCTCTTATAGTTGTTATTGTTGTGGAATATTAGATAGTTTTTAGCAACAATACTGAAATAACTAAAGGCTTTACCTTTGCCTTCTTCAAACTTATGCATGTTTGCAACTAAATGTGCAATTGTTTCTTTTTGAATTTCAATAGGACTGTTATCAAAATAAGTGAATTTAAATGTATTGAATACGTTTTCTACTAATTTATCAAAACATGGTTTAATTTGTTCATCATAAATTTCATTTCTAATATCCATAGACTGTTCTTTGTTATACTGAATAATGGCTTTTTCAGTATCTGTGGTAAAATACATTTTTTCTCCGATCTTCTTTTTTCTTTTTTTGGGTCCAGTAACAATATCAGATGTGACTGTTACATCTGACGTAGTTAATTTTTTTGATTCAACAACTTTTTTTGATACTTTTTTTGGTTTAATTGTTTTTATTTGAATCTTTTTCTTTGGTTTAACTACTTTTTTATTTGATTTATTTTTAATATTTATTGTTTTTTTCTTTGATTTAAGTCCAACAGTTTTTGAATTTTTCATTCAGTCCTTTCCTTTAATTTTTCAATTAATTTCACTATCTCGGAAAAAACAAAACCTACATCATCATCTTTTTCAAACATCTGCTTATCATCTAAATCTTTTAATTTTGAATACGTAACGGATACTTCCTTTTTAATATCTAAAAACCAATTTTGGTATGTTTCTATTTTGTCAAGATTGATGTCTAGTGCATAACCTAAAAATATGTTAGCACAAATAGAAGCGGTCAATAACACTGATAGTATAATAATCATAATCTTTATTCTAATAGATCAGAATCATCATCTAGATAATCTGACATATAATCCAATACCTCATCAACTAAATCCCAGTTTTCACTGTTCTTTGCTTCATTTAGAAGCGACATTATTTCTTTAATATCTGCAATATCCATATATATAATTTAGACTGATATCTAAATATATAAGATAATAACTTAAAAACAACATTTTTATTCAAAAATTTTAATTTTATTTTACTAAAAACTAAAATGTGGACCTTTGTTAGATGGAACTTCTCTAATAACTTCTTTTTCCACAATCTTTTCAACAGGAACTTCCTTAATTTCAGTAACTATCTCTTTAATTATTTTTTCATTTTTAACTTCTTCTTGCGCTTCTTTTTTTGCTTGTTCTACTATAGATTCTACATTTTCTTCTGGTTCAGTTACTGAATCTTGATGTTGATATATCTTTATATCATCTTTTTCTTTTGGCTTTTCAACCTTATCCGTAAAATTCAATGTAGTATTATATGCCAATAATAAACATATAGCTAATGGATCAAATACTGATATAAGAGCAACAATAAACCAAGTAACACCAGTATTCATGTTTACATTGAATTGTTCTGATATAAATTTAAATGTTTGTATATCCTTTTTACTTCCAGATTCCATCTTAATTTCAGCAATTTTCTTGTCAAATGACTGTAATTCATCAATTCCTTTTTGTATCTTACCGTTTTCAGATTCAATATCTTTTTCACTCTTGTCTATCAACTCTTTGGTTTGTTCTTGTATTTGCGCCAATTGAATTGGATTACGACTAATAACCACATTTGTCATACTTTCTCCCAATCTTGCTTCTTGACTGTTTCTTAAAGCAACAATAGATTCAATTCTTTTCTTTGCGGAATTGATTTTATCTTCAGTATACTTCTTTTGATCATTAATAACTAAAATTTTATCTTCCGCCAATTTACTTTCAATTGCGGATTGTTGATATGCTGATGTCAAATATCCAAAAACACCAAACGAAGTAATAATCATTAATATTACAACTGCTGAAATCAAGTATATCTTGAGTAACAACTTAGTTTTGGTCCAATATCTATATAAAAAACTGGTAGCTACTAATTTGCCTATTTCTAGTGAACTTGCCATAATCATGGATGCTAACGCAGATCCACTAAACAACATTCCAATACCAATTATACTGAAAAATGCAGCACAACTTGCTATAAATAAGGATGATATTCCAACAAGTCTTTCAAATTTGAATAAATCTTTCATGAATATATACAGTTAGGAAAAATTCAAATTTTACCATTCAAGTATTACTTGTCCATGTGATCCGCTTCCACCGTTAATTACTCCTACAGACAAGAATGAACTTGCACCACCGCCGCCACCTCCCGGATAATCACCCTCATATCCGTTCCATGATGAACTTGGACTTGTAGAAATTGATGGGTTTTGAATACCTCCCATAGCGCCATAAAAACAACATCCACCAGCAGAACCTGAAAGTGTTGTGGATTTTTCACCATCTGCACCAGGATATATAAATATACTTCCTGAACATAATGATGCTAATCCACCAGAACCACTATTTGGATTCAATACACCTCCTTGACCACCGTAACCGCCGTCAGCATAAGCTAAATAAAAATCATCCGCAATATCATAACAATAAGAATCAGTTCCATTTTGACCAGAACTACCATATGTTCCTGATCCATTTATTGATCCTGTTCCTGGAGCACCACCTGATCCAACTACAATTGTAAAAATAGTACTTTGAAAAAATGATGACGTTCCTTGAGCAGCTGCGCCGCCACCTCCACCGGTTCCTCCATCATTAATTCCAGTTGAAGTTGCTCCTGCACCACCACCACCAGCTCCTATTGCTGTGGCTCTTATAGTAAAAGGTCCGCTACCGGAAAGAACAGATAAGTCATTCTTTTTGATTTGGAATGAATGTGTACCTGGTGTAGAAAAGATTACTTTACGTTTTGGTGTAAATACATCCAAATATGATGCGGTAATTACATATGATGCAGTCACTGCATTAACTGAATTCAATGCCTGTAAAGCATATGAACTAGTTATAGCAGTATTTGCAACAATACTAATACTACTTGTATCTGCTAAAAATGATCTAATACTATAACTACTTGTTATAGCTCTTGATGATGTCAATGCGTAACTGCTACTCAATGAAAGTGAACTGGTTAAACTATAACTTGCACTTGTTGAAGAATAACTCAAATTTGATACTTGTGAATATGATGAAGTAATTGAGTACGTTGATTGATTTACATAACTACTTGTTTGTGCAAATGAACTAGTTACTGAATAACTACTAGTTTGTACATAAGAACTACTAATAGAAAAACTTGCAGTAGATAAATTTGGATATAATAAACTTGCAGCAGAATCCGCATAACTGCTTGAATAAGCAAATCCACCACTGACAGAATAACTTGATGTAGCAAGATTATTAGAAGACAAATAAGAAGCAGTTAGTGCAAATGTAGAAAATGATGATGAATTTGCATTACCACTTATACTTCCTGTTAAATTTCCAATAAATGATCCAGAAGATAGTCCATAAAATGATCCAGTAAAGCTACCGGTTGAGATAAATGACTGAAATTGATATACTAATACTCTGTATGTTGATGCAGTAAATGCAGGAGCTTCATAGTCTGAAACTATTGGAAAATAATTAGAACCGCTCATGTTTGAAGCGGAAATCTCATTTAATTGACTAATTTTTATTGACATAATTCACTATAAAATATAAATATAGTAGTTTTGTTATTATATTCATTTTACTTTATTAAAATAAACACCTTAACATTTAGGTGGAATTGTAGTAGGAGGTGTTTCTGGATAGTTTTTACCGTCACCAATTACATTTCCACTCAATACAATCAATGATATATAACATTTATTAAATACATCAACGGATGGCACCGCAAATTGTTCTGCACTTCTATCATCAGTTCCATACTTTCTACCAATTAAAGTTATTTTTGCAGTGCTCTTTGAACAGCTTTTGCCCGTTGTTATATCCCAAGGAATGTTGTCTACACCACCTTGTGCGTTAAATAACGGAGTATAATCATATAAATCTGTGTCATTAGTATATGCAGCTGCACTAAATTGTACTCTACTAGAACTATCAACTTTAATAAGCGCAGATTTTTCATCTTTCAATTCATTTTCAAATTGAACAATAATATCAAGTGATAAATTAGATCCTGGACTTATTACAACTTTATTTATATTATAATATTCTTTTATACTAACCACACTGCTTATGTTTCCACCCTCCATTGCATTAATTATTGCATCTCCGGTACCATTTATAAGTAATGTAATATACGCATGCGCTTCACTGTCTGAAAATATAGATCTTATTGAAAAATCCGTGTAAGAGGAACTCAGTGAATAAGAAGCAGATATAGATGTAGAAGAATAACTTGATGTTATTGATCTATTTGCGGTTGATGTATTTGGATATGATAAACCGGTTGCAACTGATGCATATGAACAGGTATCACTACTGATTGCATGATAAATAATACCATTATCAGTGCCGTCAAAATTTAGATAATTAGTTTTTTGAGAATTTGACGCGGTAATAGAATTATTTGAGAAATCAGATGTGTCTGCTCTATATGTAATTGTTTCATCTGGTACATATGGTGATATATTTACATAAGATGATCTTGAAGAAGTAACGGAATTTGTTGCATGTGATGATGTTAATGCATATGAACTATTTGAATTTATAGGTACACTATTTGCATTTATAGAATATGATGCAGTACCATTATTTGAAGAATAATTCAAATAGTTTGTTGTATTAGAAAAACTAGCAGTAGTTGATATTGATGATGATAATGAAGAACCTGATAAATTTCCTATAAATGTGCCACTATGTGATCCTGATCTAAATGATTTTAATACATTTGATGAAGTAATGTTGTATTTAGTATACTCACCTAAGTTCATAGTTTTGGTTTGAATTTGACCCAAACTATTAGTTACTTCAGTCACAATAATAAAATCATTGTTGGTAACTTCTCCTAGTGATAAATTTTTTAATTCTGTTATTATGTGTGACATAAAATTATAATGCTGCACATCCTCCTACTTGAATTATAGTATCTGCAGATCCCAAAGATACTTTTTCTGGAAAATTTTGTGTTGATTTATATGCAACTACTGAAAATGTAGATCCAATTAACATGTTACTGGCATTGTATGGTTCCCATTCAGATTTAGCATCCGTTACCTTGTGGATATTAACAGACCAAATACCTACTACCATTCCAAGATGTTTATTTGGAAATGAATATGATTTGAATATATGATTGTTAACAACAAAACGTGAAGTTTCAAAGTTCCAATCAGATACAACTGTTGTTGTAGATTGTGGTATAGTAACATCAAGTGGTTTATCAAAATAAATATAAAATTGACTAAATGGACCTGATTGTTTAAATTTAACAGGATCATCTAATCTTATATTTTTCCAACTGTATATATTAAATTGGTTTACGTCAACAACTTGAAAATTTATATAAGCATATACATTTTTTGATGTATATTGTGACTTTGCACTATTTTTTGAATATTCAGTTTGTTTTATGTACAAGGATTTTTCAGCAAATAGTGCATAACTTGATGATATTGCAAGTGAGGATGTAGATGTATTATCAATCCTTAAATTTTTAACAATTGAAGAATTACTTGCATTTTCAGCAATAATAGAACGTAAACATGTTCCGTTATCAACTCCATTATAATTTAAAAATAAAGTAGTATTTGAATATGATGAGAAATTAACGTTTGATGCGGTTAATGATGTTGATGATGTATTTGCAGTTAATACTGATACATAAGAAGTTTTGTCTGCGTATGATGATGTAAAAGAAAATGAAGCAGATGTATTAAAAGATGAACTAGTTGATAGTGATGATGACAGTGAATGAACTGAATATGAACTTGATCCATTAATTATTCCTGGTATATAATTTAATAAAAGTGAAATCTGTGCATAACTAGCAGTATCACTATAAGATGATGAAGATGTTGATCCGCTTACAATACCAAAAAAACTTCCTGTAAATGAACCTGTTCTTAAAGATGATAAAATATTTGAAGAACTAATAGTGTATTGAGTTAAATCTGAAATTACTATGTTCTTTGTTTCTGATTCAGAAATGTCTTGTATGAATAATAAATTGTTATTATTCATTTCATCTTTTGTTATTAAGTCTAAATCTGTAATTTGTTGGTCCATAGTTTACAATAAATATTCAAATTAACATGATTTCGTATGATCTACAAATGGGTATTTAGTACTACTAGGTGTATTAATGTCCACTCCGTTTGGATCTATATAAACTATAGCGGTAAAAACTGATCCTTCCAATAAATCATTTGCAATTGATGTCATTCTATCTGCAAAGTTACTTGCAAAATTACGTACATTCCATTTATTTTTATTGGCTTGATCAAAGCCTACTAAAGTAAATTTCAAAACAAAACCGGCATCAGTACAAGAATATCCATTTGAAGCAAAATAATATGGAGTTAACAAACCCCCAGCACCATCATCACCATTTGCTCCACTTTGTTTAGATTGTTGTAATTCTGATAAATTTCCAAATTCAAAATTACTAATTACAGTTGGTTTAAATTTTGTTATACAAGCATTTTTATTATCAAGTGATGGTTTTGCATAATCTTTATATTTTACATCAAATTGAATGTCATAAGTATCAACCTTGGTTACAGGATTAGGTGACATACCTATGTTTGATATATTATACCAACTTTCTGGTATAATTTCATACTTGCCATCAGTACCTGCTGATTGTATTCTGAATCTAACATAAGAAAAAACAACATTTGATCCTAAAGATGATGTTTCAGCAAAATTTGAGGTAGATGCAGATACTATAAATGATGAGGTTAACGCATTTTGAGCAAAACTTGATGTAATTGATCTGGCAACAGTTGTTGTATTATCATCTTGTAAATTTGAAGCGGTTAAACAATAGTTTGCAGTTTCAGTTATTATTGATCTGTATACTGTACCATTATTTTGTCCGTTATATTTTATATAAGATGATGTATTTGATAATAGACCGTTTAACGCATAATCAGATAAACCAGTAGTTAATATTGAATGTGTAGATCCAGTTGCATATGCCTGTGATGCAGTGATTGAATATGAAGCAGTTGTTGCATATGAAGAACTTAATGAATAACTTGCACTAAGTGCATAATCTGACATAGCTGAATTTACACTATATGATGCAGTACCGTTATTTAATCCATTATAAAACAGATTACTACTTGTTAATGATAATGATGCAGTTTTTGCATATGAAGAAGATTGTATCAATCCTGTTAATGATCCAGTAAAACTTCCCGTAAATGATCCGCTTACTAATGTGGTTAAAATACCTGATGCGGTTACATTATATTGTGCAAATTCACTTGCAGCAATATTCTTAATTTCATTGGATTTGAGGTCTACAAATAAAAATAGATCATTGTCTGATATTGTGGTAGCAGATAATGAATCTAAATCTGTAATTGTTTTATTTTCTGAAGGCATACTGTCTTAAGATATATATAAATATAAATTAAGACATCTTTTTGATTTTTTTAATAATATACTTTACTAAAGCACTTCTCACAATGTCATCTTCATCAAATTTGAAGACAAATATACCATTTTGACGGCTTTCTTCATCATCAAATAGACTTAAAACCTTAGTAAATCCGCTTTTTCCATTAATATCAGATTGTTCTGGATCACCCATAATGAACACTTTACTAAATTCACCTGTTCTGGTAATTAGAGTAATTAGTTCTTTTGAAGTCATATTTTGAGCTTCATCTGCAATGATACATTTTGCGTTCCAGTTTAATCCACGTAAAAATCCAAGGGGAATACTATCAATACGTTCTTCTTTTTCTAGTTGATCTATTTGATGTTTTGGAAGCATTTCATATAATTTTTCCAATAATGGTTGAATATATGGTGCCATTTTTTCATGTGCTTCACCTGGCAAAAATCCAAGTTTATTATCAGAACTTTCTACTGCGCTTCTGATATACAATAGATCACTGATCTTTTTACTATTTAGTAGTTTAAGAGCAGCATATATAGTAATGTATGTTTTGGAAGTACCTGCAGGACCACTGACAAATACCATTTTTGTTTCTTTATTTAAAGCAATTTCAACAAATTGTTTTTGTTTTTCTGTTAATTCTCTTTCATATATTGAAAGTTCATTTCTTAATTTTGATTTTTGATATACAATTGGACTTTTGTCAATTTTTTGTTCCTCTGTTGGAGTATTGTTTTGAACGCTGTTATTTTTCTTTTTGTTTTTTTTCATGCGTGTTTATTTTTTTTTTAATTCACTGTCCAATTTTGTCTCTATTTTTTTGATTCGAGTACAAAGTTCATATTTTTCCATTTGAATGTAATAATTGTATACGTGTAACAAATTATCTTTAAATTGTTCAAATGGCAACGTAACAACAAAATCAGAATCCTTAAATGAAAATACTTCAACAACATTTAAATTTTTGTCTAAAGCATATTCAATAGACGAAATCACTTGTTCCGTCATCAAAGTTTTATTAACTTCAATAAATCTCTCCATCTCACTAAATTCTGACGGTAACAAATATGGTTTATATTTTTTTGTAGATGCTTTTGGCATACTAACATAAATATCAACCTATATAATTTAAAAGCAAAAAACGCCACTGAATAGGAAACTATTTAGTGACGTTTTGGTTCTTATATTAGATATATATTGCTTACTTCTTTTTAGAAACTTTCTTCTTTTCTTCTGAATTTACCTCCGCAGTTTTTGTTGCAGATGTTAGTTTCTCAAGAGTTCTATTTGCAGTGTGTTTCCAACTGAGTTTAGTTCTTGGTGTAGCCCATTCAAATGTTTTTCCAATGTTCAATAAAGATTGAACTTCTTCATTTGAGGTTGCGTCTCTGATTTGTTCTCTTAGTCCAATTGATTTATTCATAATTATACCTTATGTTTCTTTTCATCATACTCTGCAATTTCAACTTTAGTACCGTCTGGCCAACGCTTTAAAATACCAGACCAATGATCAAACTCAATCTTTGCATCTTGTTTTGATTCATAGACCAATTCACTTACCCGTGTACCACTACGTACTACTACAAACTTCTTTGAAAAAGAAGCTACCGTTTCTGCACTTTTATTTGTCTTATTAGACATAATTTTATCCTAATATTTAGTTTTTATTGTTGGTTTTATATACTAATTAATCTGTGATAACCACTCACAAATTAAATCTTTTTGTTTAGAAAATCTTTTAACTGTTGTTGATTTTCTTCATTCAAAATAACAAAATCTGACCATGGTCTTCCATATCTAATAATTTGCCAACACCATCTTAATCTCTCAGACCATCCAAGTGTTCTACCACTAAGACCTCTTTCAAACAAGCTTAATGATACTTCATTTTCATGTTTAAACTTTTCTACTAAAAGTCCATGTTCATAACAATCACAAATTAAAAATATTGAATCTTGATCTTTCATATCATTTTTCTCTTAATATAGTATTGTACTTGTTTGCCGTAAATTTACACAATATTGTTCCTTTACCTACTTTTGCATAAGTATTTTCTTCAATATGAACCAAGTCATCTGATTTGATACTTTCACCTTCTTTTAACTTGGTGTACTTTTTAACATCTTTATCTGTTAATTCAATAATATTATCAGCGCTCTTCATATTCTCCTCTCATTTCTTTATAGGATATTTTATTAAACATCAAAGCATCACCAATATGAATAAATCGTTCCATATCAGTTGTCCATGGATGTCTAAAAGCAAACACGGCGTTCGCAATGATGAAATATATAAAGAATACAACTGTTAAATAAGTTAAAGCAGTGTAAAGTTTATATTTAAACTGTTCTATTATACGATTCAACATAACTAATAATATTAGATTTACCCACGGGATTCATACTATGTACTTGATATGGTGGATGTTTAACACCCTTCTT